TTAAGCATATTGGGTAGCATGTGTTCCAGATCTTGGAATGAATTTTATGACGCCAGGAAATTCTTCTACAACAGCAAATAGCGATGATACTTCCATTCCGTTACCTGTTGCAGAATATAACAAACGTCAAGAAGAAGGCGCCGGACAAGATTATACTAAATTTATAAAACCTACAAATACAGTTGAAAAAGAACGTTTAGAAAACGCAGGACTAGACAAAGATTTTGTTAGAGGCTATAATAGTTCTAGTGCAAGAAGAGAAGCTCCGAGTGCTGTATTTGGTTGGAGCACTCCAGGGCCACCTGATATGGACGGCCCAACATATCCATATGGTAGAACTGGAGCATCGATACAACGACCATTCAACAGACTAGGTGGATCTAGTTTTGTTATGGATGATGGTGATATGAGTTTGCGCCGTAGAAAAGCACCAGGCGGTGATGATTCTGACAAACCTTCATATGCTAATATTAATAAAGGCGAGTCAGACGGTGATAAAACTATTCCTGCTAATGAATTAGTTAGGCTTCAAACTCGTCACGGTCATCAAATTTTATTACATAACTCAGAAGACTTAATTTATATTTCACACGGTAGCGGAAATAGTTGGATTGAAATGACATCCAATGGTAAAATTGATGTTTATGCTAAAGACAGTATAAGTTTTAGAACAGAAAATGATATTAATTTTTATGCAGACAGAGACATAAATTTTGAATCAGGCGGCAACACAAATTTTACATCTACTGGCGGAAGTACATTTATTTCGTCTAATAATAACGTAGAAATTAAAGCAGGCATTGACGGTAAGATTACCGCAGGCAATAGTACTAATATTGCAGCTAAAACTCATCATGAAACAGCACTTGACGGAATTTATATGAATTCAAAAGAAACTGCTGCTGAAGCCGAAGCGGCAGTAGTACCAGTTAGAATTCCTGCACATGAACCATGGTCAGATCATGAAAATAATAATCCAAAAGAATTCGTAGCTGATAAAACAGCTGCAGTTTCGTTAGAAGAAAGAAAAGATTTTGTAAACGGTACACTAGCAGAAGCACCGGCACAGCCTGAACTAACTGATACATTTAAGCGTTCAACATAATAAGGTAAATACGGTATGAGTACAATAGAAAAAAGTTTATACAAACAAGTTTCAGTAAAAGGTAGTAATAACTCTGATAAAATTACCACAGAAAAAAGCCCTACATACAGAGGTTTTAGCACAGTGGATGATGAGGGAAGTAGTCATATACTACATGACATTGCCCTTATTAAACAAGATATTATCAATCACTTTCATATCCGTCAAGGAGAAAAACTTAGTGATCCTGAATTTGGAACAATTATATGGGACATATTATTTGAACCATTAACAGATACAGTTAAAAATGCAATTGTTGAAAATGTGTCAAGAATTATAAACTATGATCCTCGTGTTCAAGTAAATCAAATTACTGTAGATTCGTATGAAAGTGGTATTCAAGTGGAGTGCGAGCTTTCATATCTACCTTATTCTATAGTAGAAAAACTTCAGTTAAAATTCGATGAGGACGCTGGGTTTTTAACACAGTAATTATATACGCACTTATCGATCTCATATAAATACTGTTATAGATAAGGAATAGCCGATGTCGTCAACAGATAGACAAAATAGACTGCTTTTAGCAGAGGACTGGAAAAGAGTATACCAGTCATTTAGAAACGCAGATTTTCAGAGTTACGACTTTGATAATTTACGCAGAACCATGGTTCAGTACCTAAGGGAAAACTATCCCGAAGATTTTAATGACTATGTTGAATCAAGTGAATACCTTGCACTAATAGATCTTATTGCATTCTTAGGTCAAAATATTTCTTATCGTATTGACTTAAATGCTAGAGAAAATTACTTAGAACTTGCAGAGCGTAGAGAATCAGTTCTCCGTTTAGCACGTTTGCTTTCATACAATCCTAAGCGTAATCAACCTGCTAACGGATTACTTAAAATTCAAAACATTAGAACTAGTGAAGAAGTTAGAGACAGTAATAATGTTAACTTACAGGGTCAAAATATTACTTGGAATGATCCTGCTAACAGCGATTGGTACGAACAGTTTATTAAGGTAATGAATACAGCATTGCCTGTTAACGGAACATTTGGTCGACCAGCAAAAAAATCAGTTATAGCAAATGTTGACACTGAGCAATACAGATTTAGTAGTACTAATACTGATGTACCTACATACCAATTTAACAAAACTATTGATGGCAGAGCTGTGCGCTTTGAAATAGTATCTACAGATATTACAGACACTATTCAAGAAGAAGCACCATTCCCAGGAAACAACTTTGCTATGTTATATAGAGATGACGGCAAAGGACCTACAAGTTCAAATACAGGATTTTTTAGTCACTTTAGACAAGGTGTTTTAGATCAAGGTGTATTTACAATTAATGACTATGCATCAAACCAAGCTGTTGCAATTGAAACTCCGCAAATCAATAATACAGATGTGTGGTTATACAGTTTAGATAGCGTAGGCAACGAAAAAGAATTATGGACTAAAGTTGAAGCTCTACAGGGTAACAATGTCATTTACAATAGTCTTAACAAAGATAATAGAAATGTATATTCTGTACTAACTAGAGTTGACGATAGAGTTAGCCTAGTGTTTAGTGATGGAGTATTTGGAAATATTCCAACTGGACAATTTAAAACTTATTTTAGAACTAGTTTAAATGAAAGAGTTATTATTACTCCTAAAGATTTTAGAGGAATAACAATTACAGTTCCTTACCTTTCAAAGCGTAATAAATTAGAAACTCTTACAATAACTTATAGTTTACAATATACAGTTGATAACAGTACTAATAGCGAATCAACAGCGTCAATAAAACAAAATGCACCAACAACATACTATACACAAAATAGAATGGTTACAGGTGAAGATTATCAAATTGCACCTTTAGGAATCAATCAACAAATTGTAAAAGTTAAAAGTGTTAATAGAGTCTCAAGCGGAATTAGTAGATATTTTGATCTAGTAGATGCTACTAGCAAGTACAGTCAAACAACGTTGTATGCAAATGACGGTGTTGTATATAAAGAAACACAAACTAAAAAGGATGGATTTTCTTTTACTACTAGAACCGATGTAGAAGGCGCTGTAGAAAATACTATTGTACCAATCTTAAGTGATAAGAAAATTAGAAATTATTACTTTGATAAATTTAACAAAATTATAACAAGAGACTTAGGTGTTAATTGGGTACAGACTACAAAAGAAACAAATCTATCTACAGGATATTTTAAAAACATTGAAGACGTTCCGTCAACATTAGGTAATTTTACTGGATCTATTCTAAGTCTTGTTACTGTTGGATCTTTAATAAAAGTAATTGCTCCTGGATATGTTGCAAAAACTAATGCATCTGATCCTGATACTTCGACTAATCACTTTAATTCAAAAGGTGAACTGATTAACGGAACAGCAAAACTATTAGGTGACAGTTATTACAAATGGGTAAAAGTTGTTAGAATTAATGGAACTGGTTTTGAGCCAACAGAAGATGGCGCAGGTGCTGTTATACTAAATGATATTATTCCAACTGGAGCAATACTATTTGAAATTAAGCCACCATTAGCTAATAACCTAGAATCGGGCGTTAAACAGCAAATAATTGATCAAATATTTTCGTACAAAACATTTGGTTTACGATTTGATCAAGTTGCTGCAGAATGGCGTATTGTTACAGAAAATAACTTATCACTAGGAACAGGATTTAGTACAGGTAAAACTGGCGATGTTACAAATCAAAATCTTGATGCAAGTTGGTTAGTTTTATTTGAAACAAACGGAGAAAGGTATACTATTACATATCGTTCAATGAGATTTGTTTTTGAGAGTGATAATGAAATGCGTTTTTATTATGATTCAAGCGATAAAATATTTGATAATAAAACAGGAAAAATTATTAAAGATAGTGTCACTGTACTAAACATTAATACACAGCCTGATAATCCAGCACCGTTTACTCAAGATTTTAATTGGGAAATAGTTGATGCATATAGAGATAACGATGGCTATGTTGATAGTAAAAAATTAGAAGTCAGTTATTATGACGATGACGAAGATGGCGTAGTAGATGACGCAGATTTATTTGAAGAAATTGTTCAACCAGAAATAAACTCTACTAACAAATATATTATCTTTGAAAAAATTACTACAGCTGATGGTGTAGAAGATTTCAACTATCTTTCAAATAATGACGATTCTATAATTATTTTAAATTCTAAAACTGAAGTTGCTCCATTTAGTACATATACTGATCAGCAAATATTTTATTATATAGATACTGATGTATTTGAAATACTAGACAAGACAGCACTTAAATTAAATATCACATCTAATTATAAAGCAAGGATAGGTAGAGATAACTTAAAATTCCGCTACATCCATGCAGCAAGTTCTGAGTCTAGAATAGATCCTAGTGCAAGTAATATTATTGATATGTATTTGCTAACTAGAAACTACGATAATAACTTTAGACTATGGTTACTTGAACAATCTCAAACAAAACCGCTACCACCAAGTAGTGATCAGTTGTTTATTGAGTATGGCGCAGAGCTAAACAAAATTAAGTCATTAACAGATGAAATTATATATCATCCGGTTAAGTATAAAGTACTATTTGGTAACGAAGCAGATCAAGAATTGAAAGCTAAATTTAAAGTTGTAAAAAACGCAGACAAAGTTTTAAATGATAATGATGTCAAAACAAAAGTAATCACAGCAATTAATCAATTTTTTGCTTTAGATAATTGGGACTTTGGTGAAACATTTTACTTCTCTGAACTGTCAGGTTATGTTATTAATGAACTTGCACCTGATATTTCATCGTTTATTCTTATACCAGTACAAGAAGATCAATCATTTGGTAGCTTGTATGAGATTAAATCAGAAGCAGATGAAATTTTTATAAGTGGTGCTAGTGTAGATGATGTTGAAATTATTGATGCTATTACAGCTTCAAGATTAAAAGCATCAGGAAGTGTTGTAACAAAATCAACAACAGTAAATGCTGGAATACAAAGTGCTATATTTACTGACACAGCAACTCCTGTTAGTACAACGTCAACAAATTCAAATTCAAGTAGCTCAAGTAGCTCAAGTAGCTCAAGTAGCTCGAGTAGTTCAAGTAGTTCATCAGGCAGTTCAGGTAACGGAGGATATAGTTACTAATGGCATACGACAAGGATAAAAGCGAATTACCTCTTCCAGGGGAAAATTCACAGCGTAGACAAAGTGTTAGGCATTTACCTAAATATTTTAGATCAGAGAAAAATGAAAAATTCTTACAGTCTACATTAGATCAGTTATTACAGCCTGGAGTGTCAGAAAAGGTTAATTCGTTTGTAGGTAGAAAAACTGCAAAAGCATATGATGCTGATACTGATAGATATTTAGATGATGTTACATCTGACAGGGCTAATTATCAGCTTGAACCAGTTAGTGTTATTAAAGATAATCTGGGAAATACAGAATTTTTAAGAGACTATATGGATTATATAAATCAAATTGATAATTTTGGTGGCAACAATTCTAATCATAGTAGAAATAATAAACAAGAATTTTATTCCTGGAACCCAAGTGTTGATTGGGATATGTTTTCAAACTTCCGTGAATACTATTGGTTGCCTACAGGACCACAAACAGTAGTTGTTCCTGGAGATGCCAAAGAGATTACTAGTACATATACGGTTGAAATACAAAATGCTCTAGGCGATTTATCTTATTTGTTTACTCCTGACGGAGCAACAAACAATCCTACACTAAAGTTATATAGAGGTGTAAAGTATAGATTTGAAATTAATGCTGTTGGATCTCCTTTTACATTTAGAACTGCAAGAACACTTGAAGATGAGTTTTTATTAACTGACGAAGTGTCGCAACAAAATGTAGAAGACGGTGTTATAGAATTAACATTAGGACCTGGCACACCAAATGAAATTTATTATGTTGCTGATAACAATATTAATATGGGTGGATTGATTAGAGTTGCTAATCAATCTGAAGCAACAGTAATTGATGTTGAATCAGAAATTATTGGAAAAAAATATTATCAAACTAACGACGGATGGAGTCTTACTAACGGATTAAAAGTAAGATTTTCCGGCGAAGTTTTGCCTGCAAAATATTCAAATTCAGAATGGTACGTAGAAGGTGTTGGCAATAAAATACAATTAGTTTCTGATATTGATGTTGAAGTTAGTTTTCCAGTAGGTATTGATTTACTAGTACCGTTTGATGATAACAACGACGGCTTTGACTCTTTACCTTTTGGATCAGCAACAGGCTATCCACGTGATAAAGATTATATTACAATCAACCGTGCAAGTCCAGATGGCAACTTTTGGTCAAGATATAATAGATGGTTCCATAGAGAAGTAATAGAACTATCTGCAAAAATTAACAATTTAGTTCTTGAAGTTGATCAAAGTCAACGTGCTAATAGACCTATTATACAATTTGACCAAGGATTAAAGTTATATAACTTTGGTACAAAGACAAAACAAGTAGTTGATCTTATTGATGATTATACTACAGATGCGTTTAGTATAATTGAAGGTAGTGTAGGTTATAATATTGATAGTGTACAACTTGCAGAGGGAATGAGAGTATTATTCCTTAACGATACAGATCCATTAGTTAAAGGTAGAATATTTGAAGTTAAATTCATTAAATTTACAGGAAGCGGCAATAATGGACAAATTAGTTTAGTTGAGACTGGTGACACTTTACCACAAGCAGGCGAAAATGTTTTAATTACTAGAGGTAAAGAGTTTGCAGGTACAATGTGGTACTACGACAGTGTAACCTGGAATAAAGCACAAGAAAAAACAGCAGTAAATCAGCCGCCTGTATTTGATATTTTTGATGCAAATGGAAAAAGTTATTCGGATACATCAGTATATCCTGCATCGAATTTTAGAGGTACAAAACTTTTTAGCTACAAAGAAGGCCAAGGCAGAAATGATACTGTTTTAGGATTTCCAATCTCTTATAGAAGTATTGAAAATGTAGGCGATATTGTTTTTAACTTTGATTTTAATCAAGATACTACACAATATCAAATTGACGATCAAACATATACTATAAATGTTAACAACGGTTACTTAAGACAATACTTACAAAACAATCAATATCAATTAGTAGGCGCTTATGTTAAAGCAAATATTCCTAGTAATCAAGAAGTAGTATTACAGTATGTTAATGATGGCACAAAAATTAGCTATCCTATTAACAGTTATGATAAAAGTGCATTTGTAGAAGATTTAAAAGTTAATGTAACTGTTAATAATAAAGTTGTATACGAAAATACTGATTATGAAATAATTTCTACAGCAGACAAAGTAAAATCAGTTAAATTTTTAAATAAAATTTCTGACAACGCAAATGTTATAATTAAAACAACATCTGCTACTTCTAAAAATCAAAACGGCTTTTACGAAATTGCACCAAATTTAGAAAAGAATCCACTTAATGCTAATGTTGAGACATTTACATTAGGCGAAGTTACTGACCATGTTAGTAGTATTACACAAAACGCACCAAACTTTGTTGGAGTATTTCCAGGTACTAGTAATTTAAGAGATATGCACAATTTAAGTGTATATGGTAGAAAGTTTATTAAACACTCTGCTCCATTAAATCTTGCAATGTTCTCTACATTAGACAAAGAATCTAATGTAATTAAATCATTAAGATTTGCTAAAAAAGAATATAGTAAATTTAAAAGAATGTTCTTAGAATATGCAGAAGATTTACCTTTTAATGGAACAGTAAAACAACACGTAGATGAAATAATTTCTGAAATTACTAAAGATAAAATAAATTCAATGCCGTTCTACTTTTCAGATATGATAGGTTATGGTGCGTCTATTACAACTACTATAACAATTGAAGATGTAGGCACTAGATTTTATGCACTAACAACACCTTTTGTTTTAAATGAATTAAGTTCGCGTTCTGTAACAGTATATTTAAACGGCACACAGTTAATACATAATCAAGATTACGTATTTAATACTGAAGGTTACTTAGATGTTACAGCAACTAAGCAATTTGGTGATATATTAGAAATTAACGAATACGAAACAACCAATGGAACATATATACCATCTACGCCAACAAAGTTAGGATTGTATCCTAAATATGTTCCAGAAATATTCCAAGACGATACATATGGCTCATCGCCAATGATGATTAGGGGTCATGATGGTAGTTTAATAAAAGCATTTGATGACTACCGAGATGAGTTAATTTTAGATTTAGAAAAGAGAATCTTTAACAATATCAAAACAGAATACGATGCTAGTATGTTTGATATTAATGATTATCTACCAAGCACGTTTAGAAATACACAGTTTAGTAGAGTAGATGTATATCAACCAATGATTACAGACTTTATTCAATGGTTAGAATTAATTGATGAAGATTATACTGTTCAAAAATACTATGATAGAGTAGATTCATATTCTTGGAATTATTCAAATATGAATTCGCCTACAGGTGAGCGTTTAGCAGGATGGTGGAGAGGTGTTTATAGACAGCTATTTGACACAGACCGTCCGCACACTAGTCCTTGGGAAATGTTAGGTTTTACAATAAAACCTACATGGTGGGAAACACAATATGGTCCTGCTCCGTATACTAACGAAAACTTATTATTATGGGAAGATTTACAAGCAGGTATTATTAGATCTGCAACAACGAATTTTACAATTAATAAAAAATATGCTCGTCCAGGACTGTTAAACTTTATACCTGTAGACGACAGTGGCAATTTATTAAGTCCTTCAGATTCAAATGCCGTACAGCGTTTTGCTTCTATTGGATTAGATGCTCCATTTAAGTTTGGTGACAATTCGCCTATTGAAAATGTATGGAGACAAAGTTCTGACTTTCCGTTTGCACTATTAACAAGCTGGATGATTAATTCACCAAGTTCATTACTAGCAACAGGATTTGACAGATCGAGACAAATTAGAAATACACTAGGACATATAGTTTATAAGCCTACAATGAATCATCTAACACTTGCTGATTTAGTATTTCCAAATACTTCTAAGGAAGAAGTACAAGTACTAACGTCAGGTATAGTAAACTATATTTCAGCATACATGTCTAGTAGTGTAACAGCAAACTTTATTGATTATAAACGTAAACTAAAATCTATAAAAAATTGCCTAGCATTTAAATTAGGCGGATTTACTGATAAGTCTAAATTTAAATTAATTTTAGAATCTAGAACACCGCTAAACAGTGGTAATGTTTTTATTCCAGAAGAAAATTATAATATATTACTACATACTAGTTCACCGATAAAGACAATTAACTATAGCGGTGTTATTGTAGAAAAGCGTTCTACAGGATTTGTTATAAGAGGATACAACAGAGAAAATCCAGTATTCAAATGGTATCGACCTTTTAGTTCAAATAAAGATATTGTAGTAAACATTGGCGGAGTATCAGAAAGTTTTAGTAGCTGGGATGCTGGCAAAATATATGTTAAAGGAAAAAATGTTCAGTACTTAAACAATTTTTATACAGTATTAGAAACTCATACATCAACAAGTGTTTTTGAAACAGCTAAGTTTTCAAAACTTCCTAAGTTGCCAACAACCGGTGGCGCTGACGCTATATTTAAAGAACGCTTTAATAAATTTGATACGGAAATTTTACCTTATGGATCTAGTCTAGATACAATACAAGATGTTGTAGACTTTTTATTAGGTTACGAGCAATGGTTAAAAGACCAAGGATTTAGATTTGAATATTACGACGGTGACGAAAAAGTACTTTCAGACTGGAAAAATAGTTGTAGAGAGTTTATGTTTTGGAGTACACAAAACTGGGACGAAGGCGCACTTATTGCACTAAGTCCAGTTGCTGACGAAATAAATTTTGAAACTGAATATTCAACAGTTGATAATATATTTGATAACTTTTATGGCTATAGTTTATTAAAAGCAGACGGTACAAAGTTTTCAGAAGAGTTTACAAGAATAAGTAGACAAGAACCAAATAAATTTAAAATACGTCCTAGACAAACAAGTGACGGTGTTTATGCTGTACAAATACCAATAATAAGAAAAGAACATATTGTATTATTAGATAATACAACAGTATTTGGTGACGTAATATATCAACCGCCTACAGGCTATCGACAAGATAGAATACGTTCATTGGGATATAGAACTGTAGATTGGGACGGTAGTTTAAACATTCCTGGATTTATATACGATGAAGCTATTATTACAGAATGGGAACCTTGGGCAGATTACGACATTGGCTCTCTAGTTAAGCACAAGCAATTTTATTATAGTGCAAATGATAAAATATCAGGTACTGAATTATTTGATGCATCTTCTTGGACACGACTTTCTGATAAACCAGAAAGCAAGTTACTTACTAACTTTGAATACAAAACAAATCAGTTTGCAGACTTTTATGATCTAGACACAGACAACTTTGATGTTGAGCAAC